TAGGTTTGTATTATTAACTCGGACACCAGAAAACTCAACTCCGTTATTCCCTGTAATTATCAACTCGCCGGTCATCGTGTCGCCAGACTTGGAGACCTTACTATTGATTTGAGTTTGAGCATTACTCGTTAAAGAATTAATAAATTGGAATTCAGTGTTGGATACAGAACCATCTGAAATCTTGGAAGCATCTATTCCAGAGGCTACTTTAACGTTAGTAATAGAGCCATCGACAACATCTGCTGAAATTGTGTTACCGGCATCGTTATAAGTAAGATCAACAGTGGCTGTATCTGTTAATGCAGCGCCTACCGCATCCTGTGCAGCTTCTGTAAAGTCTGAAATCGTAGATGCGAGCTGAGTTCCTGTATGATTAGCGCGGTCTAGAAGGAAACTCTCTTTTGTTGCAGATAAACTAGGGTTAGGATATGAACCCGATAGATCTCCACCGGCAGTTCCACTAGGAGGAAGGGAGCTAGGTGTACCAGATAGATCCGAATAAGCTCCGGTTGTAGCAACTGTAGCTAAGCCCGAAACCTGCCCAGCTGGGACAGTCCCGACTTTTAATCCTCCAGCGTCTGAGGTCAAGGTAGAATCAGAAATACGGACATCAGCTGAGATATTTTGACCTATAAGGGTCAAATCTACGGTATCTGAATCAGTTACACTCGCGTCACCAGTATTTGTACCAGAAGTTGAGCCCGAAATGTTAGAACCGAGGATTGTTCCGCCGGCGTTAATGTTTTTCTCAACACCAAGTCCGCCCTCTAGAATCACTGAGCCGGTATCTTTTGTTGTAGATTGAGTTGTATTTGAACTTAAAAGTACCCCAGTAATAGTATCGCCGGACTTTAGTACGTTAGCACTAGCTGCGCCAGTCACGTCACCTACTAAGTCTGCAGTGATCTCATTTGCTGCAAAATTACCAGAGGCATCTCGCTTAACAATTGTCGAAGCTGTATTAATTGGAGTAGCAGCCAGGGTATCATCTACAGAAGTAGATACTTGTGAAGCAGATTTGCTGCCGACAGTAGAAACTACCGTAGCGCCCTGCGTTCCTGTTACATCTCCAACTAGCGAACCCGAAAACGACGCCGCAGTAGTCGCCGTATCCGCATTACCAATAAGATCGGCAGTAATTTCATTTGCTGAAAAGTTACCTGACGCATTTCTAAATACTAGAGTAGAGGCTGTATTAATTGGAGTAGCATCTTCTACTGTATCTACGGCAGCAGAAACAACACCAGCAGTCTTTCCTCCAACAAAAGCAACAGTTGCTGCGGTAGCTCCCGGACCAGTTCCAGTTACATCACCAGTTAAAGACGTAATTGCCGACCCTACGCCAGCAGAAACTTGAGCTTGGAGCTTTTGAATTGCTTGAATTAGCGTATCTGTGGCTAAAACTGTAGAATTTGGACCAGATGTAAACCCTGTGAGCACTTTTCCGATGACTGCGGAGTTACTAAGTGTGATAACTGTAGCACCAGGACCAGTTCCGGTTGCTTCGCCAGTTAAAGATGTGATACCAGATGCAGTTCCAAGAGCAACTTCGATCCCATTGCTGTCTTGTAAATACACAACGTTATCAGTTTTAACATAAATGATAGCTGATCCTGCTGGAGGAGCGGCTGGAACTGCGTTAATTTCAACAAACCGAATAGTTCCTGGACTTGCCATATATTTCCTTAAATAATAACTAGTTCTGCGTCAGCTTCTATGATGACTTCGCCCGTATCAAGAACAAGATCAGTCGCTATCATACTGTATTCGCTTCTAATAACTACAGTATCTTCGATATTTCTGTGAAATAGAAAAGCCTGAGCCTCTACTCCGCCACCATCCTGTACAATAGCCTTACTGTCCTTTACTACGGTCCCTGTAGTGCCATCCCATCTAGTGATCGCATTATTAGTTGTTATACTTGGACCAGAAATACCTCGGGTATAAAAGTCTAAATTGCCTGTAAATGGATTAAATTTATACGGCATTACACCCTCACAATAGACACGAGTTCGTTTTTAGACGAATCAACGTAACTTACTGTAACTACGCCAACAATTATGCCATTATTTCTGTAAGTATAAACCTCAACAGTTGCACTTGGATAGGTTGGATAGATAGAATCAAACTTAAAATCAAGCAACGAGTTCAGCTGAATTGTATTGGCTGAGCCATCTGGATTGATTTCTAGGAGATTACCGTCCAAATCGCCAATTGCAACACTATCATTGGCTGCGTCTAACTGGACATCGATTTCAGCATTAACAATGGTTGCTTCTGCATCTGTACGCAACCTCCCAGTGGCTTCGTCAAACGACCCCTGGAGTACCTGACCTGCATCTAGTCTAGATGGTAATGGAGCTGACATTTATTAGTCCTGCTTCTTCTTGAGTCTTTCAGAACGATCTTTCAAAGGTTTAGCTACTTTACTATAAGCCTTTAGCTTTTCTTCTGAATCGTCTATCCGGGGTTTTTTCATATACGGATCATTCATGGCAGCTTCATCCTCAAGTTGCTGGGCGTCTTTTGAGCTACTAGCAGCTGGAGAGCGACCCATAAGACTTTGGAGCTTAGCCATGCGACCTGGAGAGTTAGCATAGTTTTTCTTGGCTTGGATCTCAGCAAGCATCATATCTTCTGCTTCTGGAGACATACCAACAGATTCTTGATCTAGCCCGGGGATAGCAGCGGCAGCATCTCCTGAGTCAAAAGCAGAAGCCACGCCAGCAAGAACAGGAATTCCTCCCATGAGCTTCTTACCTACTGAGCGCAATACAGCAGAAGACTTGCCGACTCTAGGCATATTTGCTAAGTCCATACCTTCGCCAAGGATGTCTTTTCCTGCCTTGGTAATTGTACCGTCTTTTACTTTAATAGACTTACCGATATTCATATTCTGAAGACTATCACCCCTTTGGGCAATAAGCTCTTCTTTCTTTTGATTCATCATAGAACGGAGCTGATTTCTCTGCTCCATAGAAGCTCCGGCTTTAGAAAGCTGAAGATCGTATTCTTGATACAATTGATTAATTTTATTTAGTTCTTGTTGTAAATCTCTACGATCAGACATTACTTATTCCCGCCCTTCTTACCTTTAGTAGAATACTTGGTGCTATTCTTAGACCATAGATTTTTACATGCCCAGTAACGAGCCGTAGTTTTATCTGTAGCTGTATCGCAGTTATGGCGAGCTTTAAAGTTCTTTCTAGCTTCGTCCGAATAGTTAGAGCCGTAGTCAGAAGAGCCATAATGGATTAGCTTTTCTTTGCCATCCTGACAGCCCTTAACCATACGTTTCTTCTCTGGCTTGTAAGACTTACGAGGACTATTACAACTCATTGATTCTTTTAACTTTTTAAATTTTCCAGACATTATTCTTCCTTATTGAATAAACTAGCAAAATCTTTTGTATCGGGATAGAACTCTTGCTCTGCCCCGCGACTATCTAACATTTGTCCCATTGCCTTTCTTGCTTCTCCAACCGTCTTATACTTATATAGCTTAGGGTTAGCTTTAATAATATGAGCTGGAAGAACACTAGCGATACTATCTTCATCTTTAGCTTTTAGGAACTTTTTACCAGTTCCTTTACCTAAGTTATACATAACGTAATCGTTCAAAACTCCGCCAGTCTTAGATAACTCTTTGATTGTAGGAGTATTCATATTAATAATATCAGATGCAATACTTTCTTGAGTATTAGAGTCATCTAACACTTCCTTAGAATCGGGGTTCATTGTTTTAAATAGCCGAGGCATTACTTGCATAACACCAGAAGCAGAACCTCCGCCCATGTTTTTTGTATACTTGCCATGCTGCGATTCTACTCCGCCAATCTTAGCGATATCTTCTTTTGGAATATCTGTGCGCTCAGAAATACCCCGGTAGATATCCTCCGGAGTTTTCTCCACATAATTCTCACGCTCTTTAGCTCCGAGCATTTTTCTAATCTTATCAAGCATTATACAGCCCTCGGATCAATATCTGGATTAGGAAGTAGTTCTGCTGGAACATCAGCTTCTCTAGGTGCCTGAGCTTGAACTCCGCCCTGAGCTGGACTCATCATCGCAGCAGGACTTCCGCTTGACTCTCCTCCACCGTCACCAGGTGGTTTTCCACCAGGAGGAACTGGCATTGGTGGCTGCTGTGGAGCTTGTGGAGATTGCAAAGGCTGTTGACCAATTAACATCAACAAGTCAGGATCTGCAGTTCTAAGGATATCAATGTGTTCTTGAATATGCGCTTGAACTTTCGCAAGAAGCTCTGGATTCTGTCTAAGCTCTGGATCATTAATTACAGATTGGTGTTCCATAATATGAACGCTGTGTTTGTCTAGTAGTGCCGCAAAGATATCACGCCCTTCCATTAACCATTCGTTTTCGCGCTTGATTAACATTAGATCGGAGATATCGCCTTCAATCATCGTATCAATACGACCGGTTTCAATAACCATGAAGTACTGCTGAGGATTCTTGAGAAGATTCATTTGAGCAAGTTGCTCCGCCATCTGAACTCGACCAGCAGTTGTACGAGCCAAAGGATTACCAACATCGACTACGACGCGCTTAACGTCTTTAATCATGTCGCCGGTAAACTCTTTGAGGTACGGCTGCTTATTCTTGCCTACTAAGGCAATAAGCTTTGGGGTATCTGCAAAGTCTTTTAGAATCTCAATAAGACTTGTACCGACTCTTTCCAAAAACTTCACATAGTTCTTTTGGAAGCCAGACACGAATTGTAGAGACATAGATTGGACGAGAGCAAGCGCAGAGGCTGACCGCAAAGACGCCTCTGGCTGCCCTCGTGTGACAGAGCTTACGCCCGTCAACGTTTCAGAAGCCTGTACTAGGAGATTGAGGAAGTTAAAGGTTTCTGGAGCAGTAGAGGTCATCTGCATAGCTTCTGGCTTAGCGTTACCTTCTACAATGTTCATACCACCAGAAAGCTGGGATACGTTAATGTCTGCCCCGCGAGGAACATACAAGCTTTGAACGTTAAATGCATTCTGGTTTGTAGCTACTGCAGAGTAGATAGAGTTCATCATTTCTTGAATAGGATACACATCAAACATATCAGTGTAGCCGTAAGGAGTTCCCATAATCATAGACGGGCTAAGATTAAATACTGGGATACTACGGTAAGGCATCGGGATATCCATAAGGATACAATCAGAAGCCAAGAACAAAAGGTAGCGACCTTCTGGCATAGCTTCAGTTTTCTTATGGAAGAATTCATAAACAGGAATATCGTCAGTATCATCATTACTAAATACTGAAATGCGATATTGGTCTACTTCAGACTTAGTTTCCATCCCGCGAATCTTTTCCGCCATATCTGGATACTTAGCAATCAAATTAAACTTGTTTACATAGCTGCGAGTAAGAACCCACTCATGCTGGAGCCAGTTTTCTTTTGTTCCGTCTACAACTACATCCAAAGGACTTAGCAAGCTAAACTCTAGCTCACCTTCATTTACAGGTTCGCCAGTCTCAGGATCAACATCGTATGTCTCTCCGGAGGTCGCGTTCCATTCCATTTTAAGATAAGCAGAGCCAAGAACTACTGCCATTTCAACCGCGTCATAAAGTTTGTCTTCCAAACCCTTTTCGCGCATGTAGTAGTCGAGAATTCCGTTAGCTAGGTAAGTTTGAGATAGTGACTTGTAATCAGAGTTTACAGCCCGGGCTTCAAGAGTAGGACGGTTAGCTGTAATCATATTATACATATGACGAGCTAGGTTACGGAAGTGGTTTACGGGAAGCTTTACAAGCTCGCCCTGTTCTCCAGTAAAAGATACTTCGTGGGAGATATTCGCATCGCCGTCAAAGTGACCGTAATAGAACCGATACATATCCTTAATTTTGTTAAGGTATGCATTAGAATTAAGAACATTGAAAAAGGTCTGCGACTTCTTTAAAAGGTTGGACGCAGTTTTTTCTGGCTCTTGGGCAGCAAAATATGTTTGGCTTTCGTCAGACATGGATATTCCTTAGAATAAACGGAGAACTCGTTGCAACTCAGACAAGGGAACAACGTGGTTATCGCGCTCTTGTTCTGTACTTCCAGCAAAAAGAATACCGATGACATTGCCGTATTTATTTACAACGGGGCTACCTGAGTTACCGCCATAGGCTACCGCAGTAGTTCCGTAAGAAGAGAATGTTACAATACATGCGTACCGAGAGCCAAAGAAGTATGCTTGAAGACCTTCTAGTTCGATGAACTCTCCGTTACACTCAGCTTCTGAATTAACTTTTTTAGCTAGCTGGACAGAGTCCATTCCAACAAACTCGCCTTGAGACAGGGTAAGCTGACGCAAGCCCGGGTGACCGACAATCCAATGCTGCTCGCCTTTTTTAGGCTTAGAACCTAGATCTAGAGCCTCTAGCCGACGATCACCTTCGATCAAACAAATGTCATGCTTTTTATCAACATAGATGACTTTCTTAAAGCTTTCAAAGCCGCGATCACTTTTGATGCGCATCCAGCCAGCTGGAGTTGCCAATGCACAAACATGAGCATTTGTAGCAATATAATCCTTACCTGAAGTAGATTGAATCGCAAAGCCAGTTCCGCCTCCGCGACTACCGACTTTTAGAACTTGGACCACCGAATCTCCGACTTCTGACCGGAGGTAGCTATTATGGATTTGAGGGGCTGACAAGGCAATAGCGAAAGCCAGGGCGACGCTTACTGCTGAAAATGTCAAGGTTTTAAGAAATTTGATTGCGGTCACGATCTTCCTTTTTGTTGCGTTTCTATACTCTAAGTTGTTAATTACCTTCTCTTCTTAACCCCGAAGATAGCCTCATACACCAGTTTCTGCTGGTTGCCCAAGAACTTTTCCCGGTTTTCAATATGCATGTTCCTGATATTACTACCATAACCTACCGGATAAGGGTTCTTATTGTAGTTTACTGCCCGGGTGAAATATAACAAAGCATCTACGGCATCGTAGTGACCATCATCTGGAGATCTAGAAAACTCGTCTTTAGTAGACTTATCTTTCCACCTACAGTTCTTTAAGTGTCGGATAAGGGTTTTACAGCGGGGGTTAATCAGGATCTGTTTACCTGCCAACATAACACGTAACTTATTGATATTAGCTAGTTTATTATCTTTACTAGCCATACTAAAGTCTATGGAATGGGAGGAGTTTATCTTATTAGAGTATATGCTAATTTCCTGGATAACAAATGGATTGATATCGGAAACTCGAAGATCCGGCTTAAATAACTCATTTGTTAAATGGTTAAGCCATAGTTCGTTCTCTTTATCCATTAATTCCTGGGTAAAGCGCGGTAAATGGATTTCTTTACCGTTTTTAACGATTTCATCTTGAATAACGATCAAATCATTACGAAAGTCGTAGTATCCGTACAATACAACAGTTAAGTCCTTGAAACCAATATCCATTGCCACGTATCTGTTACAATATGCAGGTTCTGGATGCTCTTTTACAATTTGAGCTAGAAGGTCGTCGTCAACCTCCGGGAGTACCGACATCTGCTCATCTTTAACAATTTCACATAGATACTCGCGCCGGAACTGTGTATTGCTAGCTCCGCCCGAGAACTTGGAGATAATGTTGTCGATCTGTCCAGTAGTTAGTAGAGGGTTGTCGTATACCGTCTTTTTTGTCAGGTAGCCGTCTTTATCTGCCCGTTCAATAAACCCAAGAAACTCGTGAGCTGGATCTTCTGGCGGGGTAGAAGCCAGGATGATCTTACCGCCGGTATGGGTAGTGGTCGGGAGCAATACAGACATGATGTTATATTCTAGATTACTACAGAAGCCAGCTTCGTCTACTAAAACAAGGTCAGACTTTTGACCCCGCAATCTTTCTGCTGAGTTACCATCAGAACCGGCTAGCTGAATCTGGCTGCCGTTTTTAAATACATATACATACTGGGAGGGGATGTATTCCGGCTTTAGGTCAGAAGGGAAGTCCTCGAAGATCTGTCTAAAGATCGGCTCGAAGATTGTCTTAACGTGGAGCTTGGTATCGGTCAGTAGCTTTACAATGACGTTTGGCTTTTCTAGGCAAGCCATCGATCCGATGATTGCTAGGTTATATGACTTACCAGACTGACGGGCAAGAAGCCAGGTCAAGATACTATTATCAGGAGAGTTCTTGTAGATATTATACATCTCTAACTGATTAGAGTGCATTTTGAACTGTAGTAAGCCTCGCCTACAGAGTTCGTGAATCGCTGCCTTTTTGCTAATCCCGGACATTAATTCTCAGCCTTACCTACCGACTCCATAAGTTTTAGTAGGTCTTCGTTACTAAGCTTCTCAGCCCGGTCTTCTTCTCTTTGCTCGACTTTCTTACCGCGAATCTCTTTCAAAGTCTTTACATAGATTTCAGTTTTCTTTGTCTCTTCTAGGGTCAGCTCCCGAGCAAGTGCCATATTCTTAATAATAGCAAGCTGGACTACACAGATAGTTTCCTCGTCGCTAGTGCCAAATTTACCCTGGTCTTGGGGAGCCAACGCTTTAAGCTGGACATTCTCCATCATCAACCGTTCATTTTCTTTAGCCAGCTTTTCAGTCTCGCGCTTTAAATTATTGATTTCTTTGGTTTGAGAGATGATAGTAGATGACTGTGCTTTAATATAAGCCCGCTGGTCAGAATCTGTATTAGAGTATTCGTCAGCCAACTTGTCAATACTTTCGTTCTTGAGCTCGTTCATTATTTCCTCGCTTGTCCCATAGCTGTGCTAATCTTAGCAATTGATAGATCGTTCTTAATATCTTTTACATGACTGGCTAGCTCAGCATTCTTTTCAGTTAGAGCTTTGTTTGCATTCTTAAGGGTCTGAACATCTTCACTAAAGTCAATATATTTAGGACGCTTCAAGGCGCAGACTACATCGAATGCGACAAACGCAATCAAAGAGATAATAGCAGCATGTAATGGATTTTGTTTCATAGAGACAGCGCAAGACACAACCAAGAGGAGGAAAAGGCTTGATCTTACCACTTTTCCATAACTTAGGTTAGCTTTAGCACTGTTAAAAAAAGACAGAAGTTTTTGCGTGATCGGCTGCATTATGTTGTCCCACCTAGAGACTCTCCGCATTGCATAGTAGCCCTGTCGAAGAGAGTTGTTAATTTAAGATTTAAAAATTGCAATAATACCGCGTACTAACGTGTTCACAAACCATCCCGCGACTGCTCCCATACAGAATATATATAAAAGACCGTCTAAATTACTCATATGTTCTCCTAGTAGTTCCAGCGACGTTCTTTGTCGTCGCGCAAGTCAACGTGTAAAAAGGTCTTAGCTATCCCAATACTAAAAAACCATGGATCGCAAAGTTCTTCAAAGCCTTCCATGTTTCTGTCAGCCGGGCGGATATCTGCTGCATCCCCTAACTCATGGGTGCTCTTTTTAGCAACCACCGTATTAACCGCAGCTTTACGAAGATCAGCCTGGTGTTTCTCGCATCTAAAGCCAGAGGTCACTTTTAGGGGACGACCGAGTTCCTCTCTAATTGCATATAACTTATCTACAAGCTCTGCGCTGATCCGCTGCTCTACGCAGCTCTCATGAGTACACTGACACTGGAACTCTTCTGTATTAAAGTACTTGTCTAACTTGAAAAACTCTCGTTTGTTCCAAATATAGTAACCGTCTACTACTTTAACTCCAGGTTCGCTAGCGGGGCTCTTGGAAGGTTGTTTCTCTGAGCTCTCTTCTAACCGTCCAGTATGGTAGGTAAACAGGCTCATTATTAACTTTACAATGCTCGAAATATCCATCTAGCTCCTCCAGCAACACTTCTCTCATTTCTCTAACTGCTTCTAGAGTCCTGTCGAACTCTTCTTCCACCAGCTCTATTTCCCCATCCTCGAACTCTGTAGTCCAGTACTTAAGCTGGAGTATCAGATTCCCCAGAAGCTCCAATTTGAAGCTGATCTCTGGCTTTTCCATAGCGACGCAACCTTTTCATATTGTTTCTAGAACGGTCAACCTGACACTGAGGACAGGTGCGCCCATTCCAAAGACGACCACTGTCATCTACATACTTCTTATTCTTATCATCAAACTTACCTATAAACTTGCGAACTTTGATCTTTTCGCAAAGCCTACAAGTTGAGATGTCTGATTCTTCTTTAGCCATAGGCTCCTCGTTTCTATATTGAGTTGTTAAGATTCCCCGGTTCCCGGAACGGTCCTACCGGTATCATCTACCCCTTAGACCGTTTCCTAGTACGGAAACTCCAAGCTGGTTAGCCTTATAGCCCGGCTACCCTATTCCAGCTTTTTGTCCTCATATCCCGTTTCTATATTAATATGAGCACCTAGTTTATGTGCCCTGCCGCAGAGCTTTTCAGTTCCAGGGTGGTAGCTTTTTGTGTAAACCGACATATAATTGAGCGCCACTTCATCGTCATTATAACGCAGTTTATACCGCGTTAACATGAACCTAGTCAGTAGGTTGCTTTGCTTATCCCGGCTTCTCATATCCAATCCTCGCGTTAATAGACCACTACTGGAAGGACCACCATAAGAAGTTGTTACGTTTCTATACATGTTTCTATTTCGCAATTTCAATATAGAAAACTGGCGGAGAAACCCACACCCTCCAACCAACTATCAAATACTTACAGCCCGACCATCCAACACTCACCAATACCACATTTCAACCACTTACACCCCACCATTTTACTCATCCGTGCCATACCCCAACCGGGCTACTACCCCTCCCCTACCCTAGGCTTATACCCCCAGATATGGCTATTTCGCACAAAAACACACTTTAAATCAATTCTAACCCCCCAGTCCTAGCAACCCTAGCTACCCCCTGTTTGGAAAAGCTTATAATCGATTTAAAACGTTTTCAACCGTTCTACCTCCAAACCCCCACCCCTATAATACTATTATAATATTATATATACTATAATACATTATTAAATTTATTATATTAATTACTAGTATATATGCCAACATACTGAAAACAGGAAAGCCATGGTATGTTTCTATATTACAAATAAACAAAATTTACATGTGTGTATACTGAACGTTCGCCCCTATCTCTGTCCCCTACCCCCCTTCCTGTTATCAACACCTTACAGTTGCCTGTTACTTACAACTGTTTGATTATACTGCCTACTGTTGTTCTATTCAACCAACTGTTAGGCTACCCTACCAACTGTTAGGCTACCCTACCAACTGTTAGGCTATCCAACCGACTGTTAGGATAGACCTCCGACCGTTTTGTACCTATACCATACTACTATAAAATTTGTTTATGGCATGGGTTGACAACGGGAGGGAATTGTGGTATAGAGAGCTAAGTAGTTGATTTTACTAGACCACACCTTCATCTCTTAAGTTTATCCTTCTAACCTCCTGTAATCACTCAAGTAGTATCATAATAGCCCGACTTTATTAGAGTTAATGCGTTTTCAGATACTTACAACTCCCTTATTTATAATAATGACAGGGTATAATGTGATTTCAGCTAGTTATCTTTTTTACATGGTGTAACCCTGTGATTTTATAGGAAATTTCAATGTTTTTTTGATGCGCGGTGTTTTTTCGCTTGCGGTATTTTTTGGCTGTGCTACAATCACTACATGCCGGTCAACAAACGGTGAAACGAGAGAGGGTTACATGCTTACAATGATCGGGTTTATCTTCTTAGGTTTTTTGGCGGTTGAGTTTTTAGGTGAAATCTTTTAAAAAGTAATGACTCGAATTTTGTACGGGTGTACCATTGAAAACGGGAGGAACGAAAAAATGAAGACTGAACAGCAGCGAAGACTAGAGGCACACCTGCGCTCTAAACAAATTCAGGCGAAGCGTCGTCCCTTGGAAGAAAGCGGTTATGTTAAGACACAATGGGGAACCGTCGTAACAAACGAGAAGCGTTTGATTGACAACGGACACTTCATGAAAACGGCGGCGCAAGCTGGGCAAGACTATAAGCGCGAACAACGTCGTGCGGTAAAAAAAGGTGAAAAAACGGTTGTAATCCGTATCGAAAAAGCGTAGGATAGAAAAAGGCGAAACGGGTTAAAATCCGTCCTAGGGTAACTCCCTAGCTGATGAGCCTAGCGCAAGTCGGTATTAAAACGAAAGCCCTGCAAATAGCAGGCACGGTATAAAAGAGCGTCCTCGCTGCAACGAGACTAGCTGTGATGTTATACCCGATCACCGTAACGCCGGATAGTATCCCGCAGTTATTGGGCGAATTATAGCAAAAACTATGATTCAAGGAATGACACCTGACTCGGGAGAGAAGGGTGTTGTTTTGAAGCCGGGCGGCTGAAAGGCTGCCCCATCCTTCTTAGGGTATGTCCCTAACTGACGAGGCGAATAAGCCGAAAAGGATTATATGCAACTTGCAACTTACTGGGCTGTAAAGCACTCTAATGGCTGGAAAGTCTACCATGTTTGGCATTGGGATTCTCATGTGAAAAACCATGAGCATTTTGCATTAGAAAGTGAGAAAAGAATCGACGCAAAGCAGGAGCTGGCTATTAAGCTCCATGTTGGCTGGGCTGCATGAAATTTATACTTCTCTTCCTTGCCCTTGTTTGCGTCTCTCTCCTTACGGTTCTCAGTCTTTACCTTTTCGACAAGGTCGAGGACTGCGGTCTTCATCCGATTCTTGTCATCCTTGTTCAAGTTTGCATAGGATGTTTCTGGATTGCTGTTTTACTTTCCCCTACCTTAACATGAACAAACAAAAATACGCTAGAGCTATGCTCTATGTTGCCGTTTTGTATGTAACATTCCTCTTAGCACTGGGGTTAACTGTATGAAATCACGTTTCTTATCCATGTTACAACAGTTTGGCTGGCAGGGTGGCACTATCCATCAAGTCAACCGCGAAATCGAATTGACTCTATCCCTTCCTTTGCGCAGTGTGGATATCTACGACATGAGCGAAGAAGAATTTTGGGATATTCAAGCGGAAGTCGATGCCGTCATGAACTCTCGCGGGGTTGCGTAGTATGTCCCGAGAAGAGCTGCTCCTGTTATTAAAAGAACATCTAACCATCTCTGTGAACACCGAGAGGGGTTCATATGGAGGTAGCGATAGCGTTACGGTATCTCTCAGTTTTGATGGTGTACCTATTACTGAGAGTTCTGCCACGATCAATCTAGGAGATTACTAGATATGCAATCATCAATGGTAAAGCTTTTCCATCAATACCCATGGTATAAAACCATGCCTATTGACCAGAAAATCAACGAAAAATTCAAAGAGATTCGATTCCGTATGAACGTCGATAAGATGGACTTCGGATGGTCGAATTTTAAGCTACCTAAAACTGATCGAGGGTAATGTAATGGAATGGAAAAATCCGTCTAATTGTATTGTCGTGAAGGGTCATGCGCAAACTCTTGTAACAAAAAAAGAGCTTACGGAGTTGCGTCCAGGATACTACGAGGATTACTCTGGTGATTTAGCGATTGTGCTACCAGATCAAACCTTCTTTTGGTACAGAGAAGATTTGCAGGATTTTGTTGAGGGGACTGTCTATGATGACGGTCTGGGGCTCGTTGAAAGGTTTTTAACAGAACTCTAATCCACTAGCTTGTCATGGTGTATTCATTACACCGTCCGACTGCACAATAAGCTAGTACAAATTCCACCGAGCCCGGGGCTTTTTAGTCCTGGGCTTCTCTATTTC